GTTTGTAGGGTTCATCCTTCTTTGCTGGATGTGCTGCTACAGTCAGAACATTTCTCTCTGTTGTGACTGAGATATCATTTCCTGAAAATCCAGCAAGAGCGATTTCCAAACTGGTTCTACCATCAGGTCCGTCAATGACGTTGTAAGGTGGGTAATTAGTTCCACCTGCTGCGAGAGATTCAAGTCTTTGAAATGTTTCATCAAAACCAATGGAAAATGGTGTGTAGTTTTGCCACACGAAATGTGCTAGGTCTTTATTGCCCATGATTGTTAGCTCCTTTAATAAGCGAGTTTGTGTTTTGTGGACCCCGAAGGCATCCATAATTAATTATAACACAAGACTCCAATCATAGAGGACGGTTTACCGCCAAGGTTGACCGCTTCGTCTGGATGATTTTAAATTATAATAAAAATTCACGCAGGAAACTATAGCTATAATTGCTAGAAGAACTGTATCAATCATTAGTCTGTTTCTTTCTTCCTATATTATACTTACTTTCTAACGTCCAATCATTTTTTTCTTTGAATGCTAATACTTTAATCTGATTCAAAGGTGCTAAATCAGCAATACGTGATGGAGATACTACAGATATTAATCCCCAATCTGATAATAGTTGTATGATTCTATTTCTACGTTGTATGTCATTCAATGATAAGTTAGTATTCTTACCATCTAATGCAAATAATTCTTTGAAGTGTACGATATAATACTTGCCTTGCTTGTGTAGAATATGACAAGATTGATATATCTTTTTCTCCTTACGTGATGCAACACCAATACGAGTAAGAGTCTCTCTTACTTTTAGAAAGTCATCTGGTTCATTTAGAACCACCTCTACCATATCAGTTTGCTTCCACTGGATTTCAGTTTCGACGCTCATTTCCACCTTTCCGTAAATTATATGAAATTTTATCTAGCTGATCCTTGGTGAGAATCCTGAGTACTTGCAGAGCCTTATCATCATTATAACCATAATACTCTTTAACTACATCAAGATAATCAATAGAATCTTTTCTAGTCCAAGGAGAGAATCTCTTTCTTGGTTTCACACTATTTAGCAAAAAGTCATATTGCATGTGCTTTGGTAAATGAGAATTCTTATTCATCTCATTTGCCAAAAGTATAGTATCTGTAAAGGAAGATAAACATCTATTCACTACATAAGCAGGATACTTTTTAGCACCCTGCTCATCATCATGCAATATGTTCTTCTTCGATTGGTTGATACTGTATAGGTAATCTTTTAGTTGGTACATCATTCCAATGGCGTATCACGCCAGCAGTAATAAAACAATTAGTAACAAGATAACTGACAAAGATAATGCTGCGAACAACACATACTGCATTATCATACTTTGCAGTTTTAGTATCCGAGAAACTTCCCAAGGCATACTTCCAAACCTCCCAAACTCTAATCATGTAAAGACCGCACTAACACTTACTACTCTTGCATTTGGATTTCTAGCGAGTGCTACCTGTCTTGCTTCTGCATAATTACGAGCCTGTACTGTCTCTGTAAATACAGTACCAGACACATAAAGTTTAACTTCAATTTTCATAATTTAATAGGACTAGTTCCTTTCTTGCTGCTTGATCTATATTATAGCATCCTACAGATCTCATGGTGTAAGTGTGTGCAAATTCTCCAACTGTCCACTCATTGAAACGATCCTTAACAAGTTGTGAACTATTATAAGATATCAACATACGAGAAGTATATCTATCACACCAGTGAGCAAACTCATCATGATCAAATGACTTATGCATTCCACCTTTCTGGCCATAAAGATTATCTTTAATGTCATAGGGTGGATCCATGTATGTAAATATATTCTTATCATCACATAACATTCTTTCATAAGAAAGATTTGTTATAGTCCATCCCTCAATGAGTTCCGAATACTCTGAGAGTCTCTCAATTCCTCTAAAGGAGAAATTAGATTCTGACGCTTGTGGACTGAATGATGAAGACTCAGTAAGACCACTAAAGGAACACTTGTTAACGATATAAAAAGCAACCGCACGTTCAAAGTTAGATTTTTCTTTGTCATTTATGTCCTCCTTAGAATCATTAAAAAGTTTCCTAGCAGTTTCTCTGTCAGGATAATGATTCTTCTTAGACAATATAGCATCTTCGAGATCTTGTCCATTATGCTGTAGTTCGCACCAGAAATTATACAGAGGTTCATATAGGTCATTAACCCATATCTCTATGTTCGGATATCTCTTTGTAATTTCTAATGCTACAGACCCACCACCTATGAATGGTTCTCTAAATTCTTTTACCTGGGTAAGGTCTGGGAGGTACTGCAACAGCTTTACTACTGCTCTGCTCTTCCCTCCTGGATACCTGAGTGGTGTCTTCAGTGATTTTAGTGTTGTTGCCATGATAAGGATTAGGTCTCTTGAGTTCAGTCATTGTTACCACCTTGGTACTGTATTATAATTTAGCACACTTTATCGAAATTCGCAACTCATCATAATTTCGGTTAAACAGGCAAGCATATTAATCTCCTGATCTGGAACAATACTAATGTCCCTCATATACTTGGCCATGATAAGAACTGCTTCTGGTATAGAAGATGGTTTCAATACACCATACAAACTATCATATACTTTACGCATAATACTACTAGGATCATTATCCATGTGTTGTACTACCCAGTCTTTAACAGTTTTAAAATCTTTCTGTGCTAACGCCGTAAGTAAATGATCAAGGTTAACATCAGCAACGTCCACGAGGATAGCACTGTCAATGGATCCAGTTGCAGAGTACCTCTGACACTCGTTAATAAGACGACGATAATCGGGATAGTACCGCTTAATGAGCTTAGCAACAACTTTGTCTTCAAACGTGACATTCTCATTTTTTAAAATCCATCTAAGACGATCAAAGAATTGACCTTGTAATGATACACTCTGTCCATTCTTTACACGAAAATCAACCACTGTACATCTAGAATGTAATGGTTCAATAATCTTATTAATAAAGTTACAAGTAAATATAAACCTACAATTACTGTGAAACTCCTCTACAGCACTTCTGAGGGACAGTTGGACATCGTTGGTTGTGTTATCTGCTTCGTCTATAATGACGACCTTGTGGGACGCTCCAGAGGTCAGTGAGACTGTTGAAGCAAACTGTCTGATTCTGTTTCTAACAGTGTCAAGAAATCTACCTTCATCAGATCCATTAATCATAATGTAAGACGCACCTATTTCATCACACAATGCTTTCGCAATGGTCGTCTTACCTACACCAGCAGATCCAGAGAGAAGTAGATTAGGAAGTTCCTTTTGTTCTACAAATCCCTTAAAGACATCTTTAATACTATCAGGTAATATACAATCCTCTACTATAGTAGGACGGTACTTCTCAACCCATAGAAATTCTTTGCTCATTATCTAAAACTATATTGAAGGAAAATGTCATTCTCATTGTAGCACTGGTAGATGGTTCTACGCAATGCTCTAGGTACGGTGGGAAAAGTATCACATCACCATCATTCAAATCTGGCCTCAATGTATCAGCAAAGTAATTTTGAAAGAACTCACTTTTATGAGGAAACTTATGCATCCTGTTATTATGATCAGGACGTATAAAAGTTGTTGGACTTGCTCTCTTGTTATAGTATATTCCACACCAATAAGGAGGCTTAGCTAAACAACCATTCAGATGTGAATGTGGTTCTTGTCCCTGTGTGTCATGGTAGATATTATACCAGAAGTTTTCATACTTAAACTTATCAGGTATTTTCATTTCCCGAAAGTTTTCAACCATCTCTTCTTTTAAATCTGCCATGAGGTTATCTCTAATTTCAGGAGAGACAACTGGATCATCATCTTTAATATTAGGAAAACTAGAATTAATAGATGTTGTCCATCCATACGGCCTTCTATCACTCTTCTCAACATCAGCAAAATTATATTTGCTATGTTTAGAAAAACTAAAAGTAATTAAAGGAGTGAAGAAGACCTTATACAACATTATTGTGGTTCTAAAGCAATGTAATATGTAAGATCTAATGTGGTATTATTCCATTCAGAAATCAATCCCTTAGATACTTTAACTGTATAATCACCAGGTAAAAGACGAATGTTTTCTATCTTAATATCCAATGAATAATCTCCAGTACACTCACCAGCAATATCTTGCTTATATGTGTTACTGGTATCATTCTCTTTGTCTTTAAGAACTAATCTAACCTTACCATCCTTAGACTGGAATGACATATCAGGAAGATCATATACAGCAGATGCTTTCTGTAATGCAATTAGATCTTGTTCTGTAAGATTAAATTGTATATCTGCACCTGGAAAGTTTACATTCTTTTCTGGTGCTGACTTAAGGGTGATCTCAGGGTCAGAAAAATAGTACTTGACAG